CTGTTTCGACTAAGTCTTCAATCGTTTGAGTATTTTCCAACACAATAGATATTAATTGAAAATTAGGACTTAAATCAAAATATCCGCTTTGCCTTGTTCTGCATAACTCCATTATTTCATTAGTAATTTCATCAGCTAATGCTTTTCCTCCATAACTATTCGAAGCCTTTGTTATTACTTCTAATTGCAACATACATTCTTGCCCGTAAGAATCTTTGCTTCCTTCGCCTATTTCTGTGCTTAAAAAAGTTCCCAATGTAACGTAAGGAGGATTAGCACTTGACGGTACACTTGCAGAATCATAAACCTTTAAATTCCCACCCGAATATGCTATTCCGTTTAATCTTTCGTAAAACTTTGTTCTTATAATTAAACCTAAATCTTTCATATATTTTTTATTATCGTTTTAATTTTCTGAATAAACTTTTTCCTTTCAGAATAGTATGCAGGAAATAAATATGGGTGTGCTTTTATTGTACCCTTTCCGTTTTTATAAAACCTTTTAGCTAACTTAATTTGCTCGGCTGTATAATTACTCATATTTTGTAAAAAGTTTTTACCAGTTCCAAATTCCCAGTATGCAGCCATTTCAGGACTTCCATAATCAGTCGCTTCAACAACAAAGCTAAATTTATCACTTTGCCCTTGTGAAATAGTAATATTACCCCATGAATAGCTAGGTTTATTAGCATTTGCATGTGCTATAATTTCCTGACCTGTATTAAAAACCTCTGCAACTATTTTATTTTCTAATTGCTTTGCTTTTTGTTCAAGTTTTTTGTTAGCCGCTTGTATTCCTTTTACTTTCAAAGTTTTTCTATATATTTATTTATATCATGGTCATAAAATGCATTAAACTTTTGCCCTTTACTCCATGCTTTTATATGTGATTTAGCTTTATCTAATAAATTTATTTTATTTGATTTATTGCCGTTATAATCTAAATATAACAACTCGCCTACATGCGTATATCCTAAAAACTTAGGAGGTAACATTGTTACTATATCGTTATTATTTCTAACTCTTAAATGATTGATTTTTAAATAATTAAAATAATTTTTATGCATTACTCTAGGGCAGCCAAATGTTACAACGTTTAAATGAGGTATATAAATCCCACTAATAAAAGCTAAAGCACCCCCATAAGAATGACCTGTTATGTATAAAGGTTTATTAGGTAGATTTTTTCTTATTTCATTAGAAACCAAATCCCAGCTTTGTTTAAATCCTTTGTGCATTTTGCCATATACAGTATTCACAAAATTAAATTTTAAATCTTGCTCCCAGTCTTTTCTTTCATCTGAGCCACGAAATACAAGTATGCAATAATTGTCTTCGTCTATTATAGAAGCCTGTACGCCATTTATATCAATTGAAAAAATTACATTACCGCTAAACTTACCACGATAAGACTCTAAACAAATAGTTGCTAATTTTTTTATTATAGTATGCATTTTTTACATATTACTATGGTTAAACTTAATCCAACCACCAACGTGATAGCCAACAAAGTGATTTATTGTAGTGTTAAAAACCATCATTCCAACTACAGGAGTTAAAGCATTTATTTGAGTAGTAGTTAAATTAGGCAAAATTATTGGTGCAGTAGGCGAAGTTATTGTATCTGTTACAATATCATAAGTATAGTTTTCTCCATTTGAAACTCTTACGGCTTTTTGGTCAAGCACATTAGTACCGACTGCGGTAACCTTTAAAGGCATTGTATTTGAAACGCTATTGCTTATAATATATTGTTGTCCTACGTTTAACGTATTTGCACTTATTAACGCTTGTAATTGGCTTCTCGTTAAAGTTCTTTTATATAGATTTTGAGTCTTTACTTTACTAAAATTATCAGGGTCTCCCGATAGAATTATATCGTCTTTCTCTAGGTAGTTTAGTTCTTCTCCGTTGTTAAATTTTGGCATAATTTAAGTAGTTAAATAGTTTCCGTTTTGGTCTGTTATTGGCTGAAAGTTTTCATCATAAATTATTACATCTTGCCCTGCGTCCTCTTCACATCTAATTTCAATATACTGTCTTCTTTCGTTTATTGTTTTATACTCGTGAATGATTAAAATTCTATTTTCAAATTGTATTTTGTTTACTCTACTTAATATTGGATAATCCTCATATCTTATAATAACCTTATAAGTTTGATTTAAGCCAATTTGCGAGGCTTCTAAGCCACGAAAACCACTTGTAGGGGTAATACTAGCAAAAACGCTTTTGTCTATTCTCCACGCTTCTATTAAGCCACCTGAGCCGTTAGGAATAGTAGAGAAATTTAATATATCTATTTTGTTCCTTAATTTCCCAACCATAAGTTTCTAGTAAAAGATGAACACATTCTTTTTGCATCATTACTCAAAGGTTCTCCATTAGCATTTAAAATAAAGTTTTCCCTTTGCTCGTATTCTGTTGCAATTTCTTTTAATAAAGCATTTTTTAACCCACTCGGCAAAGTTTCAAAACCTGCTGTGTAAGTAACATTAACGCCCTCGCTTCCTAGTAAGTAGATTTTTTTATATTCAAGTCCTTTTAATTGATAGGAAATATTATCACCCGAATCATTTTTACATTCTGTTACGTCTGCATTAGGCTGATATGGTAACTCCTTTCCGTAAACAATAGAATCTAAAGAACTCCAACGAACTTTCAATTCTCTTTCCCCAAAACTTAAACAAGTATATTTTTCTAGTCTTTCTCGTGCCGAAGTAATTAACATGCTTAAAGTATCATCTTCCGCAGTTGTGGTTATTCTTAAATAATCTCTTACTTGTGCAAGTGTTACAGGCTCGTTTGCTATATCTGTTAAAATTTGTACTTCCATTATGCTGTTAAATTTTCTAAACTTGTATTATCTAATTTGCTATCAAAAAACATAGAACCAATTACTCTTGCGTCGTAAAAACTACCTATTCTACCTAGTGTTAAAGTATTTAATTCACTTGACGTTGGCGTAATATTTCCAAAAGTACCGCTAAACTCAATATTTCCATTAACTGCTATTGCATAAGTATTTGCAGTCAAATCATAAGCAAAAGCCATATTATAAATTCCATCGCTAGGTACTGTTAATTCATATTTATTTTCATCAGGGTCTGTATATGTTTGAAATACTATTTTTTTTACTGCACCAATTATTTCAGAATAAATAGTTATATAATTCTCAAAAGGCCCCCCGTCATATAAAGTTATTATACCTCGTACATCTGTTGAAAAGTCTAATCTAGCTCTCACAAATATAGTTGCTTGGTTTATATCGTAGTTTATTGTATTGTTTTCTATTATATCAGGTGGTCTTGTAACTATTGTTGCAGTTGTTGGTATGTAAGAAGTAGGAAAAATTTTTAGATCTAATTGTTGCCCCCATGTATAATAAATTTCGTTATTTGTAGGAGAAACATATAAACCATTTAAAAGATATAGATTTTGTGTAAGCCCCGAATTTGCTACAAATGTAACTGAATATCTAACCCAGTCAGTTGTAAGAGTAAAAGTTGCTAAATCACCATTATAATCTGTTTGAACTAAAACTTTTTGCCCATTAACAGAACCTTTTAACCAAACTGAATATGTATAAGTATTCCCATTTATTAATGTTATTACTTTATATGTTCCACCATATGCATTATCATTTACATTAAAACTATCAGCAGTCATTGTCCCATTAGGAGCCGTTGTATCGTCTGTACCAATTACACCCCCAAATGATAAAGTCAAACTATTAGGCTGCGAAATTGTGTTTGTAATTGTGTTTGTAAATGAAGATTGTTCTAACTGAGCACCCCAAATATAAAAACCACTTGTTCCATCGCCTGTATATACAAGTGATGTTCCGTTGTTTGATAAGCCAAAATATAAATTCATAAGACTGCCAGACGAAGTAACAGTTACAGAAATTCTATACCAACCATTGCTTAAACTTTCAATATTACCAACACTTGAACCAATAAAATTGCCTAAAACCAAACCTTCTTGTAAATCAAAAAATCTACCATTAGCTGTATATCCATCAAGTAAATAGCAATATCTTCTGCCATTGTTTTTAACAAATAAAGACATAGTGTATGTAGTGCCAGCTGTTACACTTGCCGTTTGATAGAAATAATGGTCGCTGTTTGCTGAATTTTCAATTACTCTATCTGCTGTTAATGTATCATTAGGTGCATTTATAGCATTTGCAGAAATTGAAAGACCAAATCTATTACTCCACGCTGTTGTATTAAATTCTTCACTTCTTATAAGACTGTTTGTAGCTTCGTTCTCTATTAATATTTCAGGGCACCCATTTTTATAATCTACTCTAGGTACATTCGCAGCCATTAACTCTAAAACACCCGATTGATTTATTCTGTACGCAGCTAAATTTCTATCAACAACAAAAGCATCAGCAGCACTTAATGGTTTTTGCGTATATAGCTTACCTGCCTTAAATCCATTCTTTGTCGTTAAGCCTAAAAATTGAGTACTCTCATTATATGCTTCTGTTTTTATCATTTTGTAATTAAATCAATCTTAGCTTGTTTTGTTTTTCTTCCTCTTTTTTTAGGAATTTTAATATCCTCTTTAAAACCTTTAAATTCTTTTAAATAACCAACTTTAACTAATTTTTGTACAGTTTTGTTATTTTCTAATTCGTAAACGTGTCCTTTGTAATATCTAAAAGGCATTCCTTCAATACCTTGAAAATCTATTGTAGCTATAAATTTCATATTCAAAGATACAAAAAAAGGGCGACTAATTAAAGTCAACCCTTTCTATGAAAAAAACAATTACGAACCTCACAAAGGTAATAAAAAAAGGGGATATTTCTACCCCCCTCTTTTTACATTCTATTAATCAATTAAGAGATAGCAGCTAAGTTTTTGTATATCATTGAATCAACACGCAATGTATTGATTGCTTCTTGACACTCAATTCTAGCAGTTACTTTGTTTGTTGTGAAGTTAGTTGCATCTTCGTATGAGAATACTACGTTTACACCTTCAACTTCTACTCTTTCTAAGTATTCGTTGTCGATGATTAAAATGTAGTTATCAGTTACCCATGAAGCTGGCAATACAGGCATTCCTGCAATGTTTATTCCATTAGGGGTTAACGTAACAGCACCTGCACCTGCATAGTAACCATTTGTAAATGTTTCCTTTTGTAATTTAGCCATTTGCTTAGGATTTACTAACGCAAAGCTAGGGTTAAAGTTTGCAGCTAATTGGTTGCCTACTAATTCGATAATTGCTTCAATATCTGAAGTAGTAGAAGTTACTGTACCTGATCCTGTCGCAGCACCCGAAACAGTTGTAAAGAACGCAGAGTTTTCAGCTTTATAGAAATCTCTCAATAACATTCTTGAAAGTGTACCCTCTAAGAAAGGTAAGTTTTTCATTAATTGCTTTGAGAATCTAGCAAAACCTGCGATGTAGTTATTTACAGTTACAACCTCAGTTAAATCGTAATCAATTTGTGATTTGCTTGAACCTTCTGTTTGAGTTGAAATAGAACCTTCTGAACCAGTTTCTCTGTAAGTTACAAATGTACCAGTAGGAGAAACGATTGTAGGTACTAAATCTCTCATGTTTACCTTTTGGAAAGGTACTAAGCCTTGACGAGTGTTGTAAGTTCTTACAGGGTCGCCTGTT